CTATGGCGGGCCGGGCGGTTGGGGTCGATCCCTGCGCCGAACTGATCGCCACGGCACCGCGTGATCCCGGCCTGGACTTTCGGTGCGAGGATCCGGAGATGTTTACCCAGGCGCCGCAAGGTATGCTGTTCGACATCGTGTTCGTCTGGACCGTGCTTGGCGTGCCTGATGTGGATCAGGAAGCGGCAACCGCCGCGATGGTCAGCGTGCTGGCACCGGACGGCCTGGTCGTGCTGGGCGATCACATGCCGGATACCGCACCCGAGGGTCGCTGGGCGCGGTTTCTGCCGGCCGCACATTATATTGAGATGTTTGCCAGGCACGACGTAACGCTGCACAGAATCGGTGAGGTCGCACAACTCGACAATCCCGTGACAGTGCTGGCCGGGCGCTGGGGGAAACCGGTTCCGGCGGTTGTCGCTGAGCCGCAGCATGGGGATATTCGCACCGTCGCCGGTCGGCGCGAGATTTTCACGGGTGCGGGGTGGATGCCGGCGGCGGTCGATGCTCCGGTGACGACCTATGGATGAAGGTCCTCGAATGAAAGAGGCTGAACGATTCAGTCTGCTCGGTATGGATTCATGTTCGTTGGATGCTTTCATTGCTGAGGTGGAGGCCTTCAGGGATCGGAATAATGGTTGCGATCTGAAGGTGGAAATCGAATACCCATGGGGCGAGTCTGGGGCATGCGAACTGGTGGCAACCCGACTGGAAACCGAAGGCGAGCAAGCGCAGCGTCTTGTAGAAGACAGACGCCGAAAGTGGCGACAGGAACTAAATGAACGCCGTACATATGAAGCCCTGAAGGCTAAATTCGAACGGCCCGGCTGATGTTGCATCTGCCTGACGTAACGCTGGTGATGGTGTCGGGGGATTATCACGCCGCGCACCAGGCGGCGCTGAACGATGTTGTGGCGCATATGCACTTTCCATACGTGTTGACCATGGAAACGGAGCCGACTCTTGAGGCTGTTTCTGAAGCCATGCAGGAACTTGTAGCGCCAACCCTGAAAACCTCCCACGCCCTGTTTATCCAGTGGGACGGCTATCCGACGACGCCGGAGATGTGGGACGATGGGTTTCTGGCGTACGATTACATCGGGGCCGTGTGGCCGTGGTTTACGGAGCATTCTGTTGGTAATGGCGGCTTTTCTCTGCGCAGCCGCCGTCTCCTGGATGCTCTCGCCGCACTCCCGGCCCTCGAATACCCCGAGGACATCACGATCTGCCGGAGGCTGAATCTGGACGGGATGCGGTTCGCCCCTGAGTCTGTGGCCGAGCGGTTCTCCCGCGAGCACTGGCCGGTCGGAGCCCGGACGTTCGGGTTTCACGGTGTCTGGAACATGCTGGACTTCATGGATGATGCGGCGGTGGTCCGGCGGCTGTCGCTGCTTGAGCCGAAGCAGTGGCGGCAGAAATATATGACGTATGTCTCGGCAACCGCACTGCGGCAGGGGCGGCGGGATTTGTTTTTGTGGGTGCAGGGGATGATCGGGAGGCACAGAGAATGAAGCACATTCCGAATTTCTTCTGGAAACAAACAGTCTTATGCACCACGGTATGGTGGACGTGTGGGCATGTAACAACGCAACCGCCGCAGTGCCCCCAGAAGTATTGTCCCGTATGCTGCGGCCAGACGTTCCTGCGAATCACCGATCAAACGAAGGCCGCTGCATGACCCCTCTGACCCGGCGCACCATGGCTCACATCGCGTCGGGCAACCTGATCGCCGCCGACGAGGCGGTGCGCGACGCAACTGGTGCCGAGGCGCTGATGCTCAGGGGCCGGATCGCGTTGCGCCGGCACGACTGGCTGACCGCGCACGATCATTTTCAGCAGGCCCTGGCCGAAAATGACAGTGACCCTGACCTTTTGATGTGCCTGGGCTCGGCGCAATACGAACTGGGCTTCTTTGAGAAGGCTGCTGCCTCGTTCGAGGCGATCATTCTCGGCAACATCAACCTGCCGATGGCCTGGCAGAAGTATGGGTTCTGCCTCGCCATGATGCAGCGGTTCCCCGAGGCGCTGTCCTGTATCGAGCGGGCGCAGTCGATGGAGCCGGAAAACCCCGAGTTCAACCACACGCTGGCGGTGATCTGCGCGCTGTTCGGGATGGACGAAGGGGCGCTGCACCATTCCCGGCTGGCCCAGAAATACCGACCTGACTACACCGTGGCTCAGGTCTGCGAGGCGGCGACGCTGCTGCGTATGGGGCGTTGGGCCGAGGCATGGCCGAAGTGGGAGGCCCGCTGGCAATTGCCCACCCCGATCGCGCCGTGGTGGTACAGGGGCCAGCCGCTGTATCAAGGCGATCTGGAGGGGTTACGCGGTAAGCGGGTGCTGCTTCGGTCGGAACAGGGGTATGGTGACTCGATCCACTTCGCCCGCTACGTCGAGCCGCTGAGCAGGATCGCCGGATCGATCGTGCTCGAAACGCAGGCCGAACTGGCGCGGCTGTTCTCGTGCCTGCCGGCCGAAATCCTGATAGCGCCGAAAATGGAGCATCAGGTCAGGGCGCTCGACGGAATCGAATTCGACGAACAGACCTCGCTGATGAGCCTGCCGCTGCTGTTTGGGACGACGCCGGAGAATGTGCCGCTGCCCGCTCGTTTATTGGCAGATGTATGGCGGCCCGTTCCTTCTCATGGTGCCAGAATTGGAGTGTGTTGGGCTGGCGGGCCGAGGCACGAAGATCCGCAGGCCCATGCTGTAGACATGCGACGTTCGATTCAACCGGTTGTTTTTGAACCGATTTTGAGTGCAATAAAAAATCCGGTTGTTTTACAACGTGAGATGTTGCCGCCCGAGTATGACTGGCAGGATACCGCTCGTCTGATCAATAGCCTAGCACTGGTCATCACGGTTGACACCGCCGTTGCGCATCTGGCGGCGTCGCTGGGGATCGAGACCTGGATGCTGTCGCGGGCGGACCGGTGCTGGAGGTGGATGCTTCATACAGACCGGACGCCATGGTATCCGACCATGAAAATTTACACTCAGCCGAGGCTGATGGACTGGGACTCTGTTATCAAACAGGTTGTCTCTGACCTGAGGGTGCGAAATGCGTCGCCGCGTTCCAGCCTTTGACCCCGTCGCTGATTGGGACGGCAGGATATCGGCCTGGAGTCCGTTGTATGGCCACAAACTGATCACGTCGAAGGATCGGCATCGCATCTCGGTCGAGAACATGAAGCAAATGGAAAAGCTGGACCGAATCGAGAAGGAAGACGCAGTTGAACGGTGTCCGCCGCGGCGGCAGGCGAAAACGGAGTGGTGGCGGTGAAGCTACAGAGGTGGAGGGGCAAGTATAACCATTTCCCTTGGTGGGATAGCGTCGCAGTGCGGCACGAATCCTATGACGTACGCTTGTGCATTATTTCCCCTGACGACATGGCTTATCTTTTGGATCGCGACCTCCATCCGACCATGATATACGGGGTTCCCGCCTACGTTTCGTTGAACGAGGCCGACGACAAAGTCACTTTCTACCCATTTCCTGACAGGGACTATGAGTTGGTGAGGGTGGGGTGAGCGGCCGCACCAGAAACCCCGGCTGGGTTTCCGCTTTCCGCAAGTACGCGGCAGCGGTGCGCATCCAATCAAAGCACGCCGAGGAGGACCCCGACGGTACCGGCATTCCCCTGAAAATGTGGACCTCGCAGATCCGCGTACTCGATCAGATAATCGATGGCCTGCAAAACGGCATCCACGTCTTCTACACTCTTAAAAGTCGGCAGCTCGGGGTCACGACCGTTACACTTCTGTTACTATTGTTCTGGGCGGCGTGGCATCCCAACACGATTCTTTGCCAGGTCTCCGACGACGAAAAGCAGAGCAACAAAAACCGTATCACGATCCGCAGCTACCTGAACTCGCTTGTCGGTTTCATGGGCAAGAGTTTTCGGATCACGCGCGACAACAGGATGGGGTTCGAGTTCTCCAACGGTTCACGCATCGATCTGCTGGTGGCCGGCAAGACCAAGATATCGTGGGGTGAGGGCGAAGGCTACCTGGGCGGCGTGCTGACCGAGGTTGCGAGCTACGGCAAGGAAGAGGGCCTGGACTCGTTCCGCCACGCCATGGCGCCGGAAAACCCGCGGGCACTCTATATCTTTGAGAGTACGGCGCACGGTCCAAACCATTGGAAAGACATGTGGGACGCGGCGATGAAGGATGAGTTCTCATCGCGCTGCATCTTCGTTGGGTGGTGGTCAAACGACCTGCAACGGATCAAAATTACCGATCGCCGGTATCGCATGTTTGGCAACGAACAGCCGAGCCCAGAGGAATGGGACCGGATCAGGCTGGTCAAGGATCGTTACGGCGTTGATATCACCATGGAGCAACTGGCGTGGTATCGCTGGCAGCAGTCGCAGCCGTCCTCCGGCGTGGCCGACATGTCGCAAAACCAGCCCTGGTACGCCGAAGAGTGTTTCGTTTTCAGCGGTATTTCGTTTTTCCAGGTCCGGCTGGTCGCCGATCGCCGCGAGCAGATCACCTCGGCGCCGGCCGAACTGGCGGTGGAGGACGGCGGCTTCATCTTCCAGGGGTATTCGTTTTACCTTGGCGACGAATACCACCTGTCACGCGTTGAGAAACTGGATTCGGCGCACTCCTCGATCGATGCGGTGCGGCTCCGGGTATGGGAACATCCGCAACCCGATGGCTGGTACTCGATCGGCGTCGATCCGGCGTTCGGGCGCGATGACCGAAATAATAACCATGCGGTATCGATCTGGCGCTGCTTCGCCGACAAGATCGTGCAGGTTGCCGAATGGGCTGACAACATCCCGGATACTCGCAACTGCGCCTGGGTGATCGCCTATGTTGCCGGGCAATATCAGAACTGCCGGATCAATATCGACATGACCGGTGGTCCAGGCCAGGCTGTCATGCAGGAGTTCGACAACCTGCGCAACCGGATGCGATCGGAACTGTATCAGACCGAATTGCGGCGGCTGGCCGAAAAGGAAAAGGCTGAGAACGAGGCCCGGCGGCTCTCCGGCGACCCGGAAGAGACCGGTCGAATCGGGCACAACAGCGGGCCGGGGTGGTCGTTTGAGGACTTCCTGCCGGCGGCCAATTGGTACATGTATCGGCGGATCGACAGCCCGGGGCCGGGGTTCGTTTACAATTCGAAAATCGGCCGCGACCTGAAGTTCAGGATGATGAACGCCTACCGCGATTCGTGGAAGTCCAACCTGTTGGAGATTCGATCGGTTCCACTGCTGGACGAAATGGCGATCGTGCGCCAGGAGGCATCGGATATCGGAGCCGCAGCGCCGGGCCGGCAGCGCGACGATCGGACCTTTGCGTCAGCGCTTGCCAATCTGACCTGGATCGAAAATCTTCGGCCGGCACTCATTGCGAATGGGATCACCTGGGAGGGTGCCAGGAAAAAAGCGGCAGGGGAGGTATCGGCTGTGGGGGAAATCCTGACGCGCAGAGTGTATTCGATACTACGTGCGCAGGCCGAAATTGACGAGGGGCCTCCTGCCAAGAGCTTCTTCGAGGCGCGCGGACTTCTGGACACGCCTCGATGACAAAATGGACCAAGACCTGGAAGCACGTCCAATGATCGAGCAACATCCTGTTCTGGAAATCCGTCCCGGCTGGGCCACGAAACCGGCCAACCGGTACCAGGCGCATCCCGATCTGCACGCCGCTGTTGTTCAGTTGCTGGATTTCCCGGAGCATATCTTTATCGTGACCGACCAGGAATTGCCCACGTCGGTTCAGCACGCCGTCGCGATGATTGCGGCATGGAGGTTACAGAATGAGCGAACAACATAAAATCAAAGCCTCGTCGAAGCGGATGGAGATGGTAGATGCTGCCACGCACGCAGGACACGGCGCTGGAATACTTTCATCTGAAGCGGCGTTGGATGACCACACGGAAGAAAGGCGTGAGGTTGCCGACAATGTGGGCGCAGGGAATCCGACTGAAGATCCGAGCGAGGCAGCCACTCGCCCGTGGCACCTCATGGACAACGCCCCGCAGGACGGGACCATGATCGAGGTCAAGGAAGACCCCGAGGACCCGGATGTATCAGCAGTGATGGTCCGCTATTACCACACGTCGGTTCGCGACCGCGCGAGACGCAAATGGGTGCCGACGGCGTGGTGGCGCAACGCACTTACAGCGGAACGGCTTTCGTTCGAACCGTTCTGCTGGAGGATGCCGGATGGTTTCACGCAACCAGGCATGATCGTGGCGTAGGAGGACGATGTGGTGAACGGCGTGGTCAGAGAAACAAAGGTTTCTTCTAAACTGAAACTGTGTCCATTCTGCGGGAGTGCCGCTCGGGCAGAAAGAACGGACTTAATGAGCCGAGTTTCTTGCTCAAACCCTGATTGTAACGCAAATATATGGTCCGGGGAGTTCCAGGGGATCGACGCCGTAACTCCGTGGAACAAGAGGGTGTGTGACGGTGAGTGACGACCGCCCGCGTTACCGTCATTTTTTCAGATGCCGCAGTTGCGGTAATCGGTTCCATGTCAATCGGCTGACCGCTGATTCATCCAAGGTCAAAACGCCGAACTGCCCGCGGCGGTCCTGCCTCGGCAAATCGCGGGAAAGTCACACACCGGACATCGGCTTTGATCCCGGCGAAGGTAAGGCGCCGGCGGTTGGTGGTTCGCCGTTCGCCCGGGCCATGGACATCACGAATGAGATTGTGGCCGCTGATCACGGCATGACCGATCTCAACACCTCGATGCGCCCCGGTGAGATCACGGCGCCAAAACTGCGCCCGGACCTTCAGGCCAAGGCCGACGCATTCTTCAATCCGCCGAAACGTGAGCGTCGGGGCCGGGTCGATCTGTCCGGGCTCTATGGTGAGCGCGCTGTAGCGGCGCAAAACGGGCAGCCGGCCGGTCAGAAGTTCGAGGCGCAGGGCGGCCATGCCATCCAACCGATCCTGACCAGCAAGCCGCAAGGATCATCGCCGGTTCCGGCGTATATTGACGTGGCGCC